AAACAACTCTTTTATGTAATCTTTTGTTGATTGTGGACTAATTAATTCTTCATAAGCTTCATGGTCTAAAAGGTCTTCGTATATTGTGAAATATGTAATCTTAGCTTTGTATAGCATTTTCATAATGTTCTCCTCTGTCTCAATAATCTTATATTACCACTTAAATCTTCCCTGTCAATGAATTTCTTCCACAAAAAAGCCCCTGCAGCAAATTAATGCTACAAGGGCTAAATTTATTTCAATCCTTTCAGAAGTGCGTACATTCTCACACCAAAATAATAAAGGTAATTGTGAACGATATTGATCTTCAGATTAGGATGAGTCATTTCATTATGAAATATGACATCAATGTCTTTACGTGTGTAAAAGTTAATCCCGTGTTCTCTATTGTATATTTGACAAAGAATGTCATGCACCAAAGAAGGATAATACATTTGCTGCTTACCTTCATAAGTGATTTTCCCATCCCAAACACCAATGACATATTTATCAGCTACTTTCCATTTAGGAGTACATCCATCCCAAGAGTATCCTTCGTACACAATGAGCTTTCCATCAGGAGTTATTTCTGCAAGAAGCTTGTGTTGTTTCTTACAATGTATTGTCTGAGACTTTCCATTATAAGCTGGGAGGTGGAATTCATGTGTTTCCTTGGTTGTCCATTTGTATTTAAGTGGTGTGATCATAATGTTCTCCTATTCAGTAGTTTGATTATATTTTAAACCATACTCTAACGTTGTCAACTTAAAAACAAAAAAAAAAAAGCCCGAACATTTCTGAACGGGCTTTTTGCGTAGCACTAATTCTAATGCCACAAGTTGCAAGGGATCATTTTTGGGATTAATGATATTGCAGAGAGGAGAAGGAATTTAAACACTCTGAGTAGAATGCTTGAGGAGAGATTTTCCAACTCCATGTTGTCGCTTCCAAGCGATCAATTCCATGATAATACGTTAATAGTTGTTATCTGAGTTTGGTAAAGACATTCCGATATCAAGATCTCTATGAACATCCACTTGATCATAGTCATCATAATCAGTTCTGCTCTTATCAAGACAAGTAGAGCAAAGGTCTTCTTCAATATCTGTTGTGATGATATTTATTTTGCCAGTTTTTGGATCTTTTTCTTTGTATTTCTTATATGAAAAACTTTTGATCACTTTGTCACAGCACACACATCGCATAAGCGTGATCCTTATTTATTTATTTAATTGTTAATTTGTAAAACGTTTTATTAAAACACCCTCTATAAAAGACACTCGTTAAAGCATCTTTGGTTAGGAGAATATTATGAAAATATTATTAGAATAAAAGAATATTATGAAGGGAGAATATCTTTTATAGAAAGGTTTTAAGCAGTTTATACACTTACTCAGGTATCTCTTATAACAAACATCAGGTCACGACAACCCAAGAGGAACAAGAAATCACCTCAGAAAAGTCCCTAAACTTATCCAAGATGTCCATGACCTGACGGAATAGGGTGGTTGTTTAAAAAGCTAACTTGCTATAACCTACTAAATTCACAAGTGTACTCCTTGATTTGAGCATAACCTCTAGGGATTGAGGACATAGGCTTAAGGGCGTTTTATATTTGATTCACAGGTGGCTGGGTTAATACTTCCCCATTTACTGACACCGACAACTAATGTTCCCCATCGCACCGTCTTTGTTACAACGTCTCTTGATTGTCACACACTTACTATCACACGGGATCAACCTTAGAATCAAATTCTTTACTCATTCCAAACTAGAACACCATTCTCAATCTCAGAATCATCTAATTCTTTAAACAATTCATAGCTTTTCAAGAAACGTTGTTTCTGGTCTTCTGCTATTTCTTCTAGACGTTCTTTTGTGAAAATATTATCTTCTTGCATTTGAACCTCTTTATGTAATTATATTTTAAGAAGACCACTAAGGGTCTTTATTACAAAAATATAAGGAGAAGGACTAAATAGTCTTCTTAAAATATAATAGAGTGATTATTCATTCTACGAAGAGGGCACTCACCACCACGCAACATTTTGTTTTCCGAAATACCTATACTCCTAAGAGCTGTTCCTATCTTGTAGGACGATAACATCAAATTACACCCTAGAGTATAATTTGTCAATAGTTATCGGGTGACAGGGCATTTTTCAATTCGAGCGATCCTGTTCTTACTTTAGTTTACTGCTATCAATTGCCGTACTTATTTTAAGTCGCTACCCTCCGAAGAGTTGGCACAGTTTCTTGTATAACGACTATCGAGTGATTTTGTTATTACTTTATAAGGTGCATCCATTCTCGAAAAGACAGTGGTCGCAATGCCAAACGTGTCCAGCCGTAAGTCGTAGTTTTATTTTGAATGAAACACCTTATATTTAATTGTAGCAACTAATTTTTAATGTGTCAACTACCTTCAATCAAAGGCCAATCTTCTTCATCACCAATAAAACTGTCTCTATCATGTTCATCAACCATTTCCAACTCCTTTAAAATTTTCTCACTAATCTCTGAGTCTTTTACAACAAATTTCTTATCAAAACTTGAGGTTGCCATTTTACCCTCCTGAGAAACCCTTGTCAATAAAACCTTCTGAACCGAATGCAGGTGGTTTAACATCTTCCATACTAATTTCCTCTTTTTCAACGTTATAATTTATTATCTCAAGTTTATTTGATTGTGTCAACTATTTCATCAAACTTTGAACATATTCTTTAACATCTTCACTACGCCACTCAAGATTGTTTAAGCACCAAGTTACATACCCAGAATCACTTTTTACTAATTCTCTCCAACTATTTCCTTTATGCTTACCAAAACCCACTACATCCATTTGTTCTTCTTTCAAATGAGAATATGTAGAAAGTAGTTCCACTAAATACCCTAATTCCTCTTCATCATCAAGTTTTGCTTGGTTGACAGTGTATTGAACGTAATCGTAATCTTTTTTGATCACATCTTCCCATTTCTCATTCTTATACTTCTTTCCACCTTTACAAGTTTTCACATCATAAAGCATTTCCCAAGCTTCATCAAGTGTTAAACCTTTATCTTTAAGCATATATTCAAGAACAAGACCATTAACCAACGTGTCGCTCTGTGCCGAATGAAGGTGTATACTGTGATCATTAAGACGTTCATCCTTATATAGTCCCCATTGGTAATACAACACTCCTAGTTTATGACTTTCCACTTCACCAACTTCATATAATACACGAGCAAGTTTTAGTGTACAAATTTGTCTCACATTTTCTGGAAAGTATTGTTCTGGTAAAACTTCTTTCTCATAAGATAAGTTGTGAGCAAAAACATATTGTTTTCCTTCCAAAGAATGATCCTTCAGAACTCTTTCTATCTTGGGAGCACTTTTAACATCTTCTTCAGTTACTCCGTGAATAGCCATTGCTTCAAAAGATATAGGTTCTTCTGGGTTAATCATTGAACCTCTTGAATCGATTACCTTAAAATCTCCATCTTTTGTGACACGGAAAATAGTTTCCCCGAACTCACAAACTTTTCCTTTCATGCTTGTAGTTTCTGTATCAATGCTTGCTATCAACATAATTCCTCCTAAAATAATCTTAACCTAAGAACACCAATTCTACCGCACCCAACACCATTGTCAACAATAATATTCCCCAGAAGAATGTTCCCTTTTCCCACCATTCTCTTGTGTCAACACAAACATAATCTTTTATGGGAGGTAATCCTTCTGCTCTGCGACACAATTCTTCATAAGGAATGTCGTCAAAGTTTTCACCTTTTAGGGTAAGTGGAGAGTCGTAATCTGTATGTTCATCTAGTTGACACATTTACCTTTTCTCCACTACGTATTTACCTTGCTCTTGACACCAAGTTTTCTTAGTATCCGTAAAGTAATTAAAGTCTACTAAAAGTTTTCCTCTCTTAGCCCACTTCCTTACAAACTTATATACGTCACCCTTTCTTTGAAAGAATATAGGAAAACTTCCACCATCATTTATCCTGTAATCTTCGTTACCGATACACCAACCTTTACCTTTTTTAGTGTCCTCTATATTATCTTCCAACCATTGAATCACCTCTGGTTTAAGATTATACGCAGACATATAATAAGTTTGTTTAAGTTTATCGATATCTTTAAGTTTATCTTCTGGGTAATCTTTCCTAAGCATTTCTTCAACATACTTCCAGTGATCATCTAGTTTATTCGTCTTCTCATAAACTAATATATCATCTCCATCCTCTTCATCAATTGATAAGATATATTGACAATCATAATGTTCACCGTCCCAGTTAGATTTACCACACCAACAATGGTTCTTTAACAATCTCATTTAACCACCTCAAGCCAAGGTTTGTTCTCGATATTATTGATCATGTCTTGTACAACTTTCTGATCAACTTCATGCACAACTTCTGTAACATTTTCAATCAAAAAGAATCTTGGGTCAATGTTATGTTTCTTAGCCCAACCAGAAATAAGTTTACTTAATTCCTCTTTCTGTTCTTGTGTTACATCGTAAAGATAATCATCTGCAAACTCATTCTCATCATAAGCTCTTTCGTGCATTTGTTCAAGAAAGTTATCCACACACATAAAATCTTCAAATGTTTGAGCTTTCTTCACACCTTTGTATAGTGTAATCGATTTAACAGTTTTAAGTTCTTCTAAAGTTAATTCTTCTAGAAAGTTTGCTGCTACTAAATCGATATCTTCATCAGCATGTGTCCAATCATCTTCACTCGTATTGTAATAAATTTCTTCACTCATTTTAATCTCTCCTCTTGTCTATTCTATCACATGCCACTCATCATCTGAGTCCCATTCCTCGTAATTAACCCAAGTAATTTTAAAATAATGTTCACTATCCTCTGGTCGGCATCCCTTTTTATAAACAATACCTTCTATATCAGCATAACATCTTTTACCGTCACCTGTTACATTACCTTGACAATCTACCTGATGATCAAATTTTGTCAAGACCTCCTCTTGGTATTCATCATTTATTATTTTTACGCTAACTGTATCAAATTCTAGAATATCTCCTTCTGATAATTCCATATCTACCCAAGCAACGATGTCATATTTTTCTGACTCACCAACACCTAGATCATTCAATGCACCAATTAACTCTTCCATTTTAGTCTCTCCTCATAATGTTTAATGTAATCAGTTATACCATTAATAAACTCTCTGTCTTCAATCCTATGAAGATTATCATGTATGTATATATCACAAACATCTCTCTTGTTTAGTTCATTTTCTTTTTTATATACTGATACTGCCCAAAGTAATCCTTTCATCCATTCAGATTGTTTCATATATTAAACCTCTTATTGAAATCTTCTTTAGCCTTCATCACAGCTTCTTTATAGTAAGGGTTTAACCTATCAGAATGAAAAGCTCTCCAATTAGTGTATTTACCTTTCCCAAGGTAAGTGTACTTGCTCCAAACCCTTGTTATATAATATTGTACATCTTCACCAAAAGGTTTACCTCCTTTGAATTGCAATCCCTTACAATCATAAGGTCTTCCGTCAGGTTTATACACCACTTGTCTAAGAACCTGAGTTTTCCACCAAAGTTTTATGCGGTTCATAATATCACCATCCTCGAACTAAACTTACTTTCTGAACGTTTTCTTGAAAGCATATACATAATGAAAGTTTGCTCTCCTCCATTACCGAAAGTTACTTTATTAACAGGTATATACTTCTCTCCAGTATATTTACTAAAACAATCTTGGTGGATAAGTATTGTGGTGAATTGACACCCTGCATAATCATGTTGAGGATAATGACCATCTCCCTCTCTTTCAAGAGTATCAATTAACAAAATACTTCCGTTATCAAAAGTAAATATATTTCTCTTACTGTTCCAATCTGCATCACATAAATTGTAAACAAACCTTACAACACTTTCTACATCATCAGGATGAACAAATACAACCCCTGAATAATACTCACAATCAATGGCTTTTTCAAGCTCAATTTTTATTTCTTCATATAAACCTATTAAGTGTTTCATTCTTCCTCCAATCTCACTAAAGCTTCAGTTAAATCTTGTAACAGTTGATGTACTTTCTTCTGATCTTTCATACTTTCAAAACGATATTCAAAGTGATCATCCACCTTATTCACAAAGTTTCTATAAGCCCGAGTATACCTTTCATTCTTTTTGTTTTCTTCTAAAAGTTCTTCATATGCTAGGCAACGTTTCCTTTTATTACAAGAACCTTTTCCACAATGAGAGGTATATCTTACAGGTTTCCCACATCCACAAGTTGATTCTAATTTATCGATCATTTCATATATCCCAATCCATCATTGCACAATTGATCTCTTGGCAACACTTCTCCACAGTTGCGTCATCTTCACAATGATTATATGCCATTACAAATACTTCATGTTGCAAACCATGATTTTTCACATAAATTAATGTATTATGGAAAGCTGCGTATTCATCTGTACCTTTGAATTTATCTTCAAAGAATTGTAGTGCATCCTCTAGTGTACCGTCATAACCTTTTCTTAGCATTTATCCTCTCCTCTTAAATATTCAATAGCTTTTCTATGAGCTTTAATGTGTGTCTTGCCTGTAAGTGTATTATGAATCAATGGATACTTCAAGATAATATTATCAGGATTCCTAAAACGTGATAATGCAACATACGCCATGTTTATTCCCCAATCATTATCTTCATCCATATCAAATCCGTAATACCCTAAATCTACAACTGTTGGTACATCTATTGACCTTCCTTGTACACGGTGTACACTAAATGCAGCAGCAACCTTAACAGGACAGCACATGGCAGTACCTACAACCTTATTATTCAAGATATCCTTCACTGTACCATCTTCAAGAGTTTCCTTGTCTAAGAAGCTCTCACGTTGCTCAAATTCAAACATTGCCACAAAGTGTGTTTCATTAGTGGCAGGGAAACTCACCATAACCCCGTCATCAAAGCACTCTTCTATATATCCAAAACTTCCATTACTATATTCACCATCTTCTTGATTAACAAGAGTTATAACAGGCAAACCTTTCTTAAGAGTCAAAACTTCTTCTACAGGACATTCTTTCATATTAAATTGTCCTTTAACTTTAGCTCTGTATACAAAAGCTGCATTAGTGTTTGCCTCAACCGCTTGTTTGTTAGCAGCATCTACTTTTGCATTAGTGGTTGTTATAAAAGGAAGTCCTTCTGGTAAATCCCAAGTTTGAAACTGGTTTAACCATTTTAAGCAATTTTCATAACGATCTTCTTGTCCGTAACGTAATACATCAAGACACGCTTTCATTACTTTATCATCAGTTCTTAAAACTTTTGTAAACTCATGTTGCTTAAAGTTTAACTTTTTATAAGGACTACTTTCAAATAGTAAATGAGAACCATATTTTTGCTGTAAAAAACTTTTATCTTGGTTAGATAATACAGGTAATAATTGAATATAGTCTCCCATTAGGATCAACTTAATGTTACGAGCCTTTCTTTTACCTTTGATAGGTTTATTAAATCTCTGTATTCGTAACCTTATTAGTTCTAATTGATCTGGATTCATCATACCAGCTTCCTCAACAAGAACATATTCCACTAAATCACTTCCTGCAAATAAACCTGTGCAATACTTTTTAACTTTAGTGATGTCTGTTGACTTATGCATACCTAAAGGAAGTGAGAATACCCTGTGCATTGTACCATCACCACCTTTGTTATTAAATAAAATAGCATTTGCAATACCTGTTGTAGCACAAATAACTAATTTATCTTTAAGATAATTTTTCAAAGCTTCTATAACAACGCTCTTACCAACACCCGCAGGAGAGAAGCAGCAAGTGTGTGTATCCCCGTCAACAGAATCTCTGATAAAGTCTTTTTGTTCACTAGTTAAAGCAAACTTTCCATCATGTCTATAATATTCTAAAAATTCTTCTAACAGTTCGTTCACCTATTCCTCCTCATAAACTTTAAATCCAAGCATACAACTATCAGGAACACTTTGACAGAAAGTAGTATACATTCCACTTATATAACCATGACCGACTCCATAAGAATTAATTTGTAAAGTATTGTCAGAAGTGTCCTCTAATTTCATATCCTCTGCAATACTTTCAAAGTGCTCATAAATATCTTCATCAGAATTATCACAACTTGCGAACATTAAGTACTCTTGTTTAAGTTTATACACTCTTAATCTCCTCATTCCAAACTAATTTACCATCCATAATAGCTTTCAATAAATTCTTCATTTCATAATTACGCCACCAACTTTCCACCCAAATATTTACATCTGGATTATCCAATCCACTACATCTCCTTTCTACATATTCTTCTGCACTTTCACGAGTTAAAAACATATTATGTGTCACCCACTTGTAATTACCATGAATCATATAAACTTCTGGAGAAAGGTTTTCTTTATACCACTCATCTACTATTTCATACTCAAGGAAATCCCTAAAATCTTTTATATCCATTTCCAATAGATCATCAGGGCTTTTCTCAGTTCCTTTACACATCGTTACCAAGTCAGAAGGGTCGTATCCATACAAGAAGTCTTCCACAGTCTCATAGGTTTCACAATCATAACAAATTGCATGAACTTCAGCGTGTTCCTCTTCAAAACCCCATTCAACTTGTTTTGTCTTCACTACAAACACAGGGTCTGCTGTGCAATCATTATCAATACATTTACGGTGATGTTTGATTAATTCATGCTTTAAATGTAAGAAATCTTGTTTATTTTCCATAAATCTTTCCCTCCCATTTATAATTTAAACTATCATTCACCAATCTAACCTCTCCTACAACTTTATCATCAACTTGAAGATATTCCACTTTTTCATGTTCCCATGCACGAGAAAACCAAACAATATTATGGGTAACGCATTTTCCTTTTGTATCTATTACTTCTTCTACGTCATAACCTAATTGTTCAAGGGTATTCTTGGTGATAACGTCCTTTGTTTGATTTAACCCTAATATGAGATAATTTGTGTGCTCACCGAGAAGTGTTCTGTCTAGATCAAAAGTGTCTTCCCATTCACTCATCCCAACCTTTCTCCTTAGCCCACTCTAGAGCTTGTCCGTATTCTTCAAAGTATTCATTGTGTATCATTTTCCTACCCTCTATCGTAAGAACACATGTTACAACCCAGTGACCCTTTTTCATGAAAAGACTTCCACGTTCATAGTGTACTCCTACTGCCTTCAACATATCACCCTCCTAAAATCATTGTAGTTGTAACAAGACATCCTAATATAAAACAAATAACATGTCCAATAAAACTTTCTTTTGCCCAAGACTGTTGCTTTTCCTGAAAAGTTTCCCTTAAATTAAACATCTGTGTTCTTGCTTGTGTTACTTCAAAATCAGCTTGAGCTTCCCTGTTTAAAACTCTAGATTCTTTTTCCAAATATTCCTCTTTGATTTCCCTTGTCTTGTTTTCAAGCTCTATATCAAAATACTCTTGAAGCTTTGGATCAAACACAACATATTCATAATGTGTAACGTTTGCTGACAGGTGAGGTTCTATCACTCTTTCTGACCTTGCAAAACATCTTACAGGAAGACGGTGTGTTTTAAAACCATCACTTTTATCAGGTTCTATTAAAACCTCATCACCCTTACTAACACATGGATAACTTTGATAACCTCGAAAATGTTCTTGTATTTCATAAATGTCTTTGAATTCTGGAACACTTTCATATTTCTCTTTAACTTCCAACACTCTCACTGTTTTATTTGACATTATTCCCACTCCCTCAACTCTTTAATCTTCTTCAAACTAATTGGTTTGTAATCAATATTCTCACAACTCACGCAGAAATATCGATCATCTTCTTTAGTTCCTTCATATTCTCCCCAACGTCCGTATATATCCTCTTCAACCTTCTTGCTGTGAAGGTGTCCGTGAATGCAGTTTCCACGATAAAGTTCATAATCAGGAACAGGTACATGACTTAACCATAACCCAAACTTCTTCAGCACCCCGAATACATTAACATTATTGAATACTGGTAGTCCTCCTTTATCTACTCTGAAAATATACCTTGGTAAACCTGTGTGACAATGATTTCCTAACACCACATTAACTTGTTGATACTTTTTACGATACTCATCCAATCTCCAGAATTCACGTTCTTTAAAGAAACTATCACCTAGAATCCACAATGTCTTATTTTTATCACCTTCTCCTAGAATATTGTTATGGATAAGATCATTGTGTTCTTTCTGTGACGAAAATTGTGTCCTAAACTTCTCATGGATACCATTGTGACCAAAATGTGTATCTGCAATAAATAAATGTCTTTCTGAACTCATTATTGTTTCTCCTGTTTAATAAGCGAAGCGTTTAATCACTCCCATAAAATAAAAGCCTGTGAAAGAATACTCTCTCAACAGGCTCTTGTCAATACTTTAACTCATGATATTTTTGTTGTAACCAAAACAAGTTACATTAGAGGAAGTGAATGAATTTAGTTACCACTATTTATAGTTACCACTTCCCACATTACCGTCAATATTGCAAAAAGACAACCTAATTTTGCAGCTAGAGTGAAACTTTCCACAACTCTTTTCTTCACACGAGGTACTTTTTTCATCACTTTTTTACTTGATAATAAAATTAATGCTACAGTCCAGCAAATCAGGGCATATAATATTATTGGAATGGCTGTCATTGTCTTCCTCCAATACTTTTAAAATATTTCACAGGTATGTTCTTAAAAGGTATGTGCATTCTCTCACTTCCTTTTTCTGTTATGCAAGTGAAATAATAATTTTTAACTTTAACCACGCCTCTACCTGATAATTCAAAGTATGTCTCCATTTTATTTGTTTTATCCGTAACAATACCCTTACAAACATCATTAGCCATTCTTTCTGCGGCCTCTACGTATGCTACAGGAGCTTTATTACACCCGCCTAACCCAACCATACTACTTAACAATAATAACGTCTTAAAATTCATTACAGCGCTCCTATTTTAACTTTTTCTTAAGTTTTTCTATTTCTTCTAAAACACGAGCGTTATGTCTGTCACGATCCTGTTGTTCAAGTTCAGAGTACCTTTCCTTAATATAATCTTCGTGTTGTCTGACAATAGCGTAGCTTTCTAATTTCTCTTCATAATCTTTGATCTCCCACTCATTAGGCGCTCTGTCGTAATTGAAGCTTATATCCCATTGACTATCACTTAATTCAATATTTCTAATGTTAGGGAATTCTTCTTGAAGACTTTCTAGTTTATCTCCAAATTTCCTATAGTCTTCTAATGTATCGAAACTAAAACCGTTATTAAGTCCCAACTCACTTGGAACATAGCATTTATAACCTGACACTGTTTCAGGGTACTCTGGCTTTTCTAAAGTCCCTTGAAGGAAATATATAATATCTGCATACCGAATTGAAGTTTCAGATTTTCTGATTTCTTTAAAAATATCATTAATAAAATCTTGATTGTATTCTTTCATAATTTTTCTCCTCAAAATTGTCAAATTTATTTGATTCCTGTAAAAACAAGAAAACTCTTTAACAAAGCTTTCTCTTTAAATGAGACTAACCTTATCAAAGAGTGTCTGTGGTGTCAAGAGGTTTTATCAATTAGTTAAAAAGATTTTATTGAATCTTGCAAAGTGATCCAAATATCTTCTGCAAATTCATCATTATGTGGATCGGAAAGGAAATTATTAACAGAGTTCACCAGTTCGTCTTTCTGTCTCACTAACTCTTCAATAGCAATACAAGCTTGCATAATATTTGTTCCGTCATACTCTCCACATTTCAATAAACAAACCAACTCCTCTAAATCATCTCTCTTCATTATAATTCCCCTTTCATCTCAATATTAAACTTCTCTACTAACCCCATTGCTGTCACCTTGTTTCCAAGACCATTAGCATCTTCTAGGAAAGTAGTTACTTCTTCTAGGATAATGTCTTCTTTTGAGAGAGGTTTTAAATCTTCTTTTGCTACCCAGAAAGGCTTTTTATCACTGAATACAAGTGCAATGTCAGTACCACAACTATTCTTATCAAAGTAAGCTACTGTTACTACTACATCTGTCGGATCAGTTAAAGCTTTCTCACCAATAACAGGTTTCCATTTTTCAACATTATCTTCTTCTTGTAGGTTATCTTTTGGTGGCATTGGTAGTTGGATTTCTTCTGTACTATTTTCATTATTCCAGAACCAAGTGATCTGAGTTCCACTGAAGAACAGGTATTCTTTATCTGTTAAAGCGACATTTTTACCAGCGTTCCAACTATACCCAGCTTTAAAAGCTAACTTTTGAACAAATTCACTGTGTTCAGGTGATAGTATCTTCACACACTTGTTTTCTAGGTATTCTTTTGTAATATCCTTAATGTGTAAATCTCCGTGATAATCATCTTGCCAAACACCATATGAATATTCTTTCATAATTTATTCTCCTAAATAATAATTAATTTACAAACATGTATTTTACATGAGAATCGTGGTGTGTCAATAGGGAATTAGTTTTCTTTTTCTAAGGAAGAGTCTAATATTTCTATAACTTCGTTTAATTTAGAATTAAGAAGTAACTCACTACTTCCATAATGTTCTTTTGGTCTGTAGTTTTTAAAAATACAAGAATCATTCATACCTACCAACATTTGCTCTGTACTATACACAACAGAGTGTGTTCCTGAGTACAAACCTATTTGAGTAACCTTTGTATCTTCACCTAAAACCTTTTTTATTCTGCTAGTGTTCTCTTTTAATCTCTTATCTGGATAAAATGTCCTTCCTACTTTGAAATAATCTGCACCTTCAATATCTAAAATATACATGTAATCTTTTTCACAAAGCTTATTAAGGTAAAGACCTCTTTTGTTTATATTACCACCACTATCAATATCATCTCTATAAAATACAAGATCGAACTCAGAATCTTCTGGCCTAAACACTAACTTATTTTTCTTTTGACCAACACCTTCTTCTAATTTTATAAAACCTATACCTTTTAATATTTCATCAGGCTTGTTTTTAGACTTACCTTTAAATAACTCTTTTGTTTTTCCTATTCCTGTGGCAATTTGATTCCAACTTTGGTGACATACTCCATTTTCTGAATTAATCCTCATGTACAGGTAAACTCTTAAAGCAGTATCGGTGAAGGTGTAAACTTCATTTGTTGTTTTATTTTCTATCTTAGCTACAGATATTAAAGTATTTACATCATCTTCTAACATTAACTCTCCTTTTCTATTTTACAATTATCGTTAAATCCTAACACATGTTCATAAGCTTTAAACATTGTAGATTTTAATTCTTCTTCATATTCCTCAATAACAGAAAAATCATCATGCGTTTGTATTACAAGTTGATTATGGTTTTGCATCATGTAATCTAATACATAATCATTAACTGCAGATCCTACATTTTGAACCTGTAACCCTTTTGCACTAAAAAACAAGTTATTTATAATATAATGATTTTCTGTAACAACCTCGATAACCCAACTAACAGGTATTGTTTTATCAGGTATTTTACCTTTCTCGTATAATTCATTTATCTTTAAGTTATCAGATAAAGCTTTGTTTATAGCTAACTTAGCATCATTTTCACTATCTACATTCAAGCATATTATGATAGCAAGTTTGGCAATCTTCCTAGCTATGTCTGGATCATATCTCTCATTTATCAATTCTGGTATACGATAAGGATCATCCATTTCCATTATTTCTTGGTTCATGCTATATGCTAGGCTTACCTCAAAACCTTTATAATCATAACAAACCACTTTCTTACCCTCAATTTCAACACTTGTTCTATCTTTTGAAGATAATCGTTGATATTCACAATTCATGTGTGACCTTCCTCCGTGATTGAAGTCTGTGTTGAATATCTTATAAATCTGAGTGTCTAGTTTATCACCTTTAAACCTTACGTCTTTTGTTCTTGAAAAACTGTTATATCTCTCTAAGAAGTCTAATATACCTTCTTGTTGGTGTGTCATGGAAAACTCCTCTGAATACTTACTCTTACTGTCTCTTAAAATCAATACATCTTCTAGTTTATCAAATACCTGTTTTGGTTTTACATATCTAGTATACAAGTCTTTTAACCTTTTTTCAGGCTTGAAGTAACTGTTACTAAAACTAACAGGTGTCCACTTTCCCTTTATCATTTGGTAGTCTTCTATCTCTCCTCCAGTGGTTAATTCTCCATAAGAGTTTTGATGTAAGAAGTTGTAAAGAGACTTAGTGTATTGGTAACTAACTTTTCTTTTTGTGTTTTTACCATTCACAACTCTTGATTTACTGTAAGAGTTTTTAGATAAAGTTACTCCAAAAGCTTTTTTATTTGATAACATGTTTTTATTAAAGTTAAGAACAAAGCAACCAACAGCTCCTTTTGCAATGTTTATTTTATTATTAGTAATCTTATTGTAATTAATAGATAACCAATCAAGATATTCTTTAAGGATCATGTCCCTAAATTTAGTTAAATATCTTGGAATTTTGTGGTCAATAATGTACATATTTTATCATAATTCTCCGAGTAAATTATTTGTTAACAGATAGTTAAAAAACATGCAAAATTGCAACGAACTTTTTCACTGTTAAGTGTATGATTTAATTAAAGTATTTCTCTAAAAAACGGCAAAAAACACCGAAAAAGGTATCATAGTAGGGACTACTACCGCTATATTGCGGAATATAATCTCTTAATTCACACACCCAACACACCAACATCCATCACCTCAACAACAGCATTATTCAAAGGTAATCTCTTATCATAAACACTCCTACTAACATGGTAAATAAATACAGTAAGAAGATTATCTTGGACAGATACAACTCTTCCTGCACAATCTTCATAATCACCTTTGAATATCTTAACGTAAGTGCCGATTTTCATCACCCCGCCTCACTATCAACTAAATCCCATCTCGGGTCATACTCACTCAACCATTCATCCAGACCTTCTTCGTCTTCTATCTTTGGAACTCTTTCTGACGGACTTTCTAAAGCTTCTTTCATCTGCTCAAGGTCATAATCAAAAACAACCGACCCCACTCCAACAAAACTCTCTGAATTAGAATTATACAGAATGGAAGATTTATTTGGAAATGTTATTTTATTCACCATTCACCTCCAATTTTAAAGATAACACATATAAATGCAAACACTATAGTGACTATAGCGAATACCAATGTACAAAAGCTTGCTACCGAAAGTTTGTTATCTACAATTATATAACTAACTGATTCTTCTATTTGTTCAATGCAATTGCGTTGCAATTCTTCATCTCCTTCTATAACAGCTTTGTTATAAAGGTTTATTACATTGCTATCAATTTTATAATTACTCTCCATACTCTTTCTCCAAATTCATTTTAATCTCAAGGTTCTTTAACCTAACATCTCTACGAATAGTAAACAACCCATAGAACAAGCATACAAACCACACAGGAGTGAAAATTGGTGTTACTAAGGATAACACAAGGAAAATAATCATACACCAAGCATATCCACTCCCAGAGCCTTGTATGTAAAAGTGTTGCGCTCCAATTCCACCTAATAGCAACCACAGTAGGTAGCAAATCCAAGGTTTCTTGCGTTTGTATTCATATAGTGTATCAATTTGTAATTTATTGTTCATTGTTTATCTCCTGTAATTCTATCTTCTCTAGTTTCAATTGGTGTATTCTCTCTGTAAAGCTCTGTAAGCGCCTGTTGAAGATGCCCTGTACGTTGAGACATCTTTAACAAGTAATCGTCGTACATCTCCTTCTGGACACTCAGGATTCAATTAATAATTGAATCCATTAATAATTGCACGTCTTGTTGGTAAATTGGCTTCATTTATTCTCCTATTATGTTTTCAATGTCGTTAATTATACTTTCTTCCAGATCAAAGTCAACACTTTCATTAAAATTATTTATAATAAATTTATCTTCCATTTCTTCATCTGTTAAAGAGTGAACATCTGAACAACTCTCTTCTATTAATCCGTGTCTAGCCTTAACACTTATCTCTCTAACCATTCTTCTTATTTCTTGGTACTGTTCTTCTGGAAGCTTTTCAATACCACTTTTATGTAATCTTATGTAATGTAAATTGTTCCAGTATTCTAAATTAAGTTTTTCATCAGCAAGGGTTGGTACGGTCATAATATTTCCTCTAAAAATTTTCTTACAATAATTAAACTTAAACCAAACAGTGACAACATTAATACTATTTCAAACATCTTTGATAGAATAAATGCTTCTAATACTTCCAATGGCATTTTAAAACTCCTTCTAATTAATCTGGTAAATATATTAAACAGGGTTTGTTAAGGTGTCAAGGGTAATTTGCTATAATTTACAAATTATTATATAATAATAAAAGTACACAGAGAAAGTGTACAAGACAGAGGACTGTCAACATGGAGCACAAAGAAGTAACGAAATAAAGGTAAGCGTTATGACAGAAGCTCTTGCTGCCTTTTTAGGAAAGTGGATATTCTTACCAATTATTGGTCCTATCATTTTACATTTGTATGTTCATGTGCATAAGAAAGTAAGCAATAGTGTATCTAAAGAAGAATTCGATAGAAAGCTAACTGAAAATCAATCTGCACAAGACGTTAAAATAGAACACTTGAAAGAGACCTATCGTTTGGAGTTAAGAAATCTTCTTACCCAATTGGCGCAAAATCAAGAAAGACAAGAAAACTCAAATCAGATGCTACAACGGCAATTAGAAGAAACCAACAGGAAGCTAGAGTCAATGATGACAAAACTAGAACCAATGGCGGAAGACTTAGCAGTTGTAAAATCTAAAACAAATCAAATCAATCATTAACACAACAAAAAGGAAAGAAGTATGCCTAACTTAAAAACTCCGCCTGATAAGAAAGATAAAGACAAAGACGACAAGGAAAAAGAAAAGAAAGTGGAGTGATGCCCCTATTTTAAAAGGAAAGTAGTATGAGTGAATATTATACTTTATTATTCATACTGTTCGCCTTTATCCAAGATGAGGTGAAGGGTATATTCTCTAGCCTCATTTGTTTTCTTATGATTTATTTCATAGATCCGTTTTACCTTTATTTTCAAACTCTAGGGTTTAGTTTTTATGAAATAATGATATTTTACGATATATTGTTTTTCACGGTAGCTTTATTCTTTATGGGAAGTAGGGTTGGCAACACTTTATTAATTGTTATGTCAGTGTCTATAATATTGAACATAGTGGGGCATTTAACACCTAAAAGTGGTTTTTATGAAATGTTTAAAAATAATTACACGCTTTTAAACGTTATCTTGTTCGAAGTTTTGTTATACATGAGCTTTACATCTACAATAGTGTACCCTTGGTTGGTGGAAAAATTTAAAAAGGTTAAAGTATGAGTTGGTTTACAAAAACATTATCACTAGTGGTTAGTCCAATCACAAAAGCCTATGAAACAAACCAGCAAAGAAAACAAGCAAGAGAAAGTGCTGATGCAAAAATAAAGTTTGCAAAACAAGATAACGATTATAAACTAGATTTAAATGAACAAGAATGGGAAGCTTTATCTAAGAAATCTGAGGACGGAACATGGAAAGATGAATATGTAACAATTATTATCACTTCTCCATTTGTATTGTTGTTTATAGCTAGTGTTGTGAGTGGATTCACAGGTGATATGAAGTACCTTGATAGTGTTAATCTAGGTATTGAAAATATTAAAAGTTTAGGAGTAGACCTTGGAGAACTCATGTATGTAGTGGTGTTGGCTGCAGTGAGTATCAAAGGTGTAAACATTTTTAGAAGATAAGATATATGAAACACGTATAGTGCCCTGATCAAGAGATTGGTTGGGGCTTTTTTGTGCGTGTAAGAAAATTTTGATATAATATACTATGTATTATAAAAAGTAAACATTAAGATAATATTAAATTTAATAGGAGTAGAAAATGGCAAAGAAACCTGAATTTGAACAGCCATTGGAAAGCGTTACAAAAGAAGAACGTAGGGATGCAACAAGTATTTTTCCACAAAAAATTAAGATTGTAAATGGTTGTCCCACGAAAGAAGTGAAAGCTGTTAATGACGTGGTTGACACTTTTGTAAAGATCAGTCGTAAGCAAAGCAAACGTGCTGAACAAGCAATGGAAGTGAATGATTGGTTGTTCCAAGGTATTCATGATAGCTTAAATCCAAAAAACATTGGAGTAGTGGAGCAGTATTGGGTAGAGAATCCTGATTTTGATAAGAGTAAGCCTGAGAGTGATGAGAATCCTTTCTTAGTGGCTGACTATCGTCATAAGTATGATCCTCAACGTTATAAAGAGAATACAATCTCAGCAGCAGTTCAAACTAATTTGAAAGGGTATGAGGACTTGTTGAAGAAGATTCAAACTGTAGAGAAAGAGTCTCGTATTCAGTTGGCTAAGGATAACAGGGAAATGATGGAGCAGAAGAGTAGTGAGGTTATCCCTGAGGAAGAAGAATACACATCACTAATAAGTTTAGATTTTGATGAATCGGATAATACCGTTATAAATTAACTTAACAGTTGTACATAATTGGGCGATCTTTATTGGAGTAGCTACCGTTTAAATAAAGATTGTAAAATAGGCTGCAGGAAACACCTCACTTGCAGCTTACCCACTCTTAATTAATGAGGTGTGTAAAGTTTGAGGTGTTATTTTTGAGACGTAATATATACAGTTACGATTATTTGAAAAAGTTTGAAGTTAACCAAGATAGTTCTAGGAGAAAATTTAAAACAGGACACAGAAGTGGAACAGTGTTTCTTATGTTTCCAGTTGACATACCAGAATCTAAGACGGCTAACTTATGGGCAGCTAAGTGTATCTGTGGCAACTATTTTACTTGTAATGCATCTGCCGTTATGAGAGGTGGTACTAAGAGCTGCGGTTGCTTATCTACTCGAAGGAACTCTCTTAAGTACAAATTAGAGGCCATAAAAGGGGCTAGAATAAATAACTACGAGATAAGAAGTTTACCTACGGAGTATAAAAGCAGAGATATAAAGCTTACATGTAAGGTATGTAATACTTCTACAGAAAAAGGTAATCTTACAGAGCACCTGATGGAAGGAAGAAAATTCTGCAAGTGTTCTCATGTCTATAAAAGAACTTTTGAGGAAGTTAAAGAAGATTGTCATAAATATCTCAGAGAAAATCCCTTATCCCCTTGGAGAATAGAAAGTTTCCCCGAAGAATTTACATATGTCCGTGATTATAGGATAAACCTTGAATGTAAATTATGCGGTCATAAAGTGGATATGTTGTTTGGAAACTTTGTAAGAGATAAGGGTTGTCAAGGATGTTTTGATATTAGAATGTCAGAACTTAAATCTAAAGACTTATCTTACTTTTTAGAAAAGAGTTTTGAAAAACACGGTGACAGGTATGATTATAGTAAGGCAGTTTACACAAAATGTAGAGAGCCTTTAGAAATTGTCTGCAGAGAGCATGGAAGTTTTTGGCAATCACCTGACAATCATTACAACAAAGGAAAAGGTTGCAAGAAATGTAACGGTAATAGGTATGTAAACTTTAAAAGGGTTTCTATAGACGATAATAAAGACCTGCTTAAGAGTAAACCTTCAGGAGTGTATATTCTCAAATCATCTGTAAACACTGAAATGTATAAAATAGGTATAAGTGTTAAACCAGAAGCTAGGTGTAGAGATGTTAGTAATGAAAGTGGATTAGGTTTTAGTGTCATAAAGTATGAAGAGTTTAATATGTACGATGCTTATGTATTAGAAAATTTACTACATAACAGATTTGATGAATTTAACTGCAGGGAAAGCTTTCAAAACAAATTTGCTGGATACACAGAATGCTTTTTACTGAAAGAAGAACATTTAAATAAAATTGATGAAATAATAACTGATTTTAAAAGAGGTGAAATTAATGAGTAACAAGAAAGAACCTTTTTTCAAACCAGCTAGTAAAAAACAAGCTCTTATGTTGAAAAGAGCTTCTGATACACAAATACTTGTTATCGGTGGGGCTTAAAAATCCAGTGGTCACACCTTAAAAAACCTTGCTAATTCGGGGAAGGCTAAGTCTTAGAGATAAGTTAATCCCGAGCCGAACGATTAAATTCGTGGGTGTAGAGACTAAAGTAAGTCCAAGTGGATTGAAAACGTAAGGGCACTAAAAGTGTAAGAGATAGTCCGACAACAAGGGAAACCTTGGAAGAGATTAACGACCTCAAAACTGTACCCAGATTTTAAGGCTGGTTCTGGGAAAAGCACGATTTTAAACCACCTGCCACTAATGCTCATAGATGATCCTAAAACCAATTGTATACTTTACCGTAGAACAAACCCACAATTAATGGGTGGTTTATGGCCTAATGCAAGAAGTATTTATGAGAATCTTCCAAAAAACATGACACCTAGAGCAATCAGAGATCATAAAATGGAAGTGGTGTTTAAGAATGGTGCGAAGATTAAGTATCAACAAGCGGAAAATGTCTCTAAGTCTAAAAATGACGCGCAGGGACAGGAGTTCACTTTTATTGGGATAGACGAAGGAACGCAATTTGAATGGGAGCAAATAGAGTACTTCATGTCTCGTTTAAGATCCCCCTCTAAACACTTTTCACGTATGGTAATCTCTTGTAACCCATCTCCCGATCACACCCTTAGGTCAATGATCGATTGGTACTTGGACGAATCGGGGTACGCTATACCAGAAAGAGACGGAGTAGTTAGATACTTTGTTCAAGAAGCTGGAGAGTATATATGGGGAGACTCTAAAAAAGAATTAGGGGAAAAGCTTGATATACCAAAGAATAGGTGGGAAGATAAAATACTTTCATTTTCATTTGTTTCTGGTACTATCTACGATAACCCTGTTATGATGGAAATTAACCCCAGTTACCTTGCATTTTTAGAAGGTCTTAACGATGTAGATAAAGCTCAACTACTTTATGGGTGTTGGGATGCAAGAGCAAAGGGAGCTAATTATTGGCAACGAGAGTGGATAAAGGAGAAATTTAAGTCTGAGATAGACCCGTCCACTATGCAAATAGTTAGATCTTATGACTTAGCAGCTACTGAACGAAGTCAGGTAAACAAGTATCCAGATCCAACTGCATGTTGTAAAGTCTATAAAGATAGGCAAGGATATTACTATATTGCTGGCGATTATCATGAAGATTTTTATGACGACTATTACGATATATATGGACAGTTCTGTAAAAGATCAGGGGATAGGGATAACCACATAATAAAACAAGCGCATCATGACGGTACAGATTGTACTATACTTCTGCCAGTAGATGTGGGGGCATCTGGAAAGACAGCTTATGAAGCTATGGCTAGTAATTTTATGCAAGAAGGTTTTATGGTGAAACCTGATCCAACTCCTAACAATAAAACGAAGCTTGTAAAATTTCAACCATTTGCTACAGCATGTTTTAATGGATTGGTTTATTTCTTAGTGGATACATTTGATAAAAAGACTCTAGAATTCATATATAAACAACTAGAGGCTTTTGATGGAGAGAGGTCTACAACAACACGTCATGATGAATTTCCTGATCTGTTAGCTAGCGCTTATAATTATTTACAGAAGTCCAAAGTACACAAAGCATTTTCAATGCCAAGAGTTGCAAGCAGAAACACCCCTTACGCACAATTCAAATCCTCTACAGGATCTTAGAATCTTGTTTAAAATTCCTTAATATGTTACAATAACTTATTACAAGAATATTGTAATACCTTCCGACAGAGGCCCGAAAGGGCTTCTCAACTCCTAATAATAATAACAATGTGTTGATATACCTGTCAAATAATAATGCTCTTTTAAAGAGATTCTTTTCGAAAGGAATTAGTAATGCATCCTGCAAGACGAAACAAAAAGAAAAGGAATAACAAAAACAATAACAATAATAACGACATTAATAAAAGTCTAGATGTTATCCTTCCTAAAAACAGGCGAATGAGGAAACGTCCTGCTGCCACAAACGCTATTTATGCATCAAGAAAGTGGACAGAAGGATTAAAACCTTATGAGTTACGTTTTCCAACAAATATAGAAGTATTTCATGAAATGTATTCTCGTGATGAAGCTGTTGGTGGTGTTCTTAACGCTACATATGCTTTAGTTGAAAATGCTTTTAAAAAATACCATATTAAAAATAATAATAGCTCTAAAGATAGTATTGCTGCTGCAGCTATTGTAAGACACTCTCTTGATAATATGAGAGACATGACTGTAAGAAGCTTTGCTCGTAACGCTGCTACATTCAATCAATTTGGATTTAGTGTTATTGAGAAGAACTACAGAAAACCTCAAAGTGATAAAGAATATTTAGGACCACTTCCTGAAGGTGTTGCTCATGAAGATTTATGGTTTATCGATAAATTAAGCATGATACCTCAGAGATCTCTAGATATCTCCGAACCTTTTATTATTGGTAATGAAGGCAGAGATATACTTGGATTACGTCAAAATGCCAGTTGGTTTCTAAACAGTACACACGCTTTAAGGAATTGGGAACCTCCTGCTAGAACAATAAACATAGCTCGTAATAAGTTTATGTTAATGGGGATTAACTCTACGGATAGTAATCCAATGGGGACAAGCCCTCTTGAGCAAGTTTGGGAAAGCTGGAAACAAAAGCAGTTCTATTCTAGATACCTCAGTGTTGGCATTAGTAAGGACATGGCTGGTATGCCTCTTTTAGAAATTCCAAAAGATATTCTTGATAGGGCAAACACAGATCCTACTAGCCCAGAAGCCATGCTTGTCACTCAAATGTGTGAAGATGTTGCTGCTATGCATGCTGGTGAACAAAACATGATGATCATGCCTAGTGATCCTTTTACAGATAATGGTCAGGGTAAAGAGTATAATCTTAAGTTTGTAGGTATTGATGGTTCAGGTAAAAACTTTGATTTACAAAATGCAATCGACAAGTGTAGAGAGTCTATTTACCAATCTTTTGGTGCGTTAAACCTTATTTCAAATGAAAGCAAGGGAGGATATAACCAGCTAGAAGGTCAGAATGCAATTCACTTGTACTTTGTTAATCGTATTATCAATATTATTGAAGAGTGTGTGAATAAAGATCTTATTCCTCAACTTCTTAACCTTTGTGGCATACGTTTATCTCACAAAGACATGCCTAGATTTAAAGCGGGTGATATAGAACCTGTTAGCCTTGAAGAAGTAAGTAAAATGGTACAACGTGTTAAGAGTGTTAATGCTTTCTTAGGTACTAAAGAAGTGTGGATAGAGACTTACGAGAAGCTTGGTTATGACACAGAACACTTACAAGAACTTTCTGAAGAAGAACTTCAAGAACTTTCTGAAATGGGAAGTAAAGGGCAATCGAGAGCAGGTGAATCTTTAGGGTCTAGCGGAACGGGAAATTCTCAAATCGCTTCTGGTGGTGATAATAACTTGGATAACTCAGCCTAATTGTTGCAATAGATTTTAATTGCTGATATAATTATATTATTAATAAGGAACAATCATGCCTTACAACACTGTAGCAGAGGCAGAAAACAGTATCCCTGCTATAAAAGATCTCTCTCTTGATCAAAAGAAAGAGTTCGTTAAAATATTCAATAGGTTGCTAAAAGAGAACATGAAAGAAGGGGAAGCTATTCCCATTGCTATCTCTGAAGCAAAGAAAATTAACAAAGACGAAAACGTTAGGATGTCTAGTTTCACATTAGCTAACAAAGCTAAAGGAGATGCTTCATCCACTCCCGCTAAACCTTCTGAGAGACGTTCTGGAAGCGATAAAAACCCTGCTGGTAGTGCCAAAGATGGTAAAGGTATTACGTTCAGTGAGAAGGTTACACAAGCTTTAAAGAACAAAGTTAAAGAGCATAACGCCAAGAAGAACGTTAAACGCAAGGTATCCTTAGCAGAACTTAAAGCTGTCTATCGTCGTGGAGCAGGTGCTTTCTCAACAAGTCACCGTCCTAACATGACTCGTGGGCAATGGGCAATGGCTAGGGTTAATTCTTACCTAAGAGGCGGTCACAGTCAAGACAACGACCTTAAGAAAGCTGACCAATACTTCTTTGAGAAAGAAGAAGACATTCAAAACAAATTAGACGCTATTGAAAAGTGTTTGTTTGAAGATGTTGAAATAGAAAAAGGTAATGCTTCTCAAGTAACCAGAGATTCAAACGGTAATTTAGTTTACCGAGGAATAAAGTTTGCTGGTTATGGTAAGCCTAGAAAATCTGACAACCCTAAGAAAGACAGAATGGTGTTGGTTAGAGAAGGTGATAAAGTAGCTATTGTACGTTATGGTGATGCAAGTATGCGTCAAAACTATAGTGTAGAAGCTAATGACCGTTTCTATGATAGGTTTGGTAGTCGTCCAGAAGCTAAAGATAAGTTTAGTGCTACATACTGGGCATTAAGAGATTTATGGCCTAGGGGAAGCTTGAAAGGAAGAGGAGCAAAACCTCTAACACCTTTAAAGAAAAGCGAAGATATGAATAATATTGAAAAAGACTCTAAAATGCAAGGCCTTAGTGCAATGTTCTATGGATTATCTTGTATGTTCTCTTCTAAAAATAAAGAACAAGAGGAAGAAGATAAGTCGTTATATGGTGATTCCGATAAGTACGGAGACCCATACATAGATCATTACGTGTATAACGAAGAGATTGAAGACTACGACCTTGATGAACTAGAACATCAATTAGACGAAATCGAGATTGAAGAATCTTATGAAGATGTTTGGAAAACAGAAGATAACAATGTCTTAAATATTGTAAAACAGCTTGATGATGAAGAAATGGTTGCTATTGAACCTCTTTACATTAACGCTGGTGAAGCAGATTTACACGGAGATGGTATTTCTGATGTTGAATTGGATAAAATGATTGACAACTTCAATAAAAACATATACAATATAAAAGGTAACATACATCACGCATACATGACAGAAGGATTCAAACCTGTTAAAGCGTATCGTATGCCAATGGATGTATACATTGGAGATCCTTCTAAACCTTCTGAGATGACAATGATTAAAGAAGGTCAACCTGTCGTAAAAGTTCAATTCGCAAAAACAGATATGGGCAAGTACCTATGGGAAAAACGCAAATCTGGTAAACTAATGGGTGTCTCTATTGGTGCAAAAGGTAAACGAGTCCCCAACCCTAATTACAAAGGATATAAATCATGATTGAAAAGATCAATGAGGAAGCAGAATATCTTCTAGAAGACTTAACTTTTGAACATGATGGTGCTCATTTAGCCTATACAACAGACACTGGTGCTGCAAGCGGTAACATGACTAATAACAAACCTTACCTCCTTAAAGCAGAAGATATAGAACTTGATCCTGAAAGTCAAGAGTTAATTGAAGAAATCATACATAAAGCAGAAGGTGACTTACCAAATAGTGCTTTTGCTTATGTTCCTGATAAAGATAAAACATCAACCAGAAAGCTTCGTATTGACGATGCTAATCATGTTAGAAGTGCTGTAGCTGCTTTAGGCAAGGGTATGATGGGGAATAAAGTACAAATCCCTGAAAAAGATCTTCCTGCTGTTAAAGCTAAAGTAAGAGCAGCATATAAAAAGTTTTTCCCTGAAAATGAAGTTCCTAGTGTTCTTAAGAGTATGGGAGAAAAGGATTCTGATGCCGTGTCGGAATCCAGCATTGAAAAAGCCGATCACGGCATCAACAAAGAGGAAAACACAGTGACAGATACAGTGTCAATCAATAAGGCTGAACATGAGGATATCCTTAAAAAGTTAGCAGCTTATGAAGAAAAAGAAAAACAAGAACTTCGTAAATCAAAAGAAGATGTTGTTAAATCAGCTACTTTCGTAGATAACCAAGAAGAAGTTGTTACAGCTATTCTAACAGATGAAACAGGTGTTGTTGAGTCAGTTATTGTTAAAGCTGTAGAAGCTATTGAAGCTCTTAAAGATGAACATAAAGTAAATCTTGAGAAAGCTTTAGAAGAATCAAAACAAGAAGTTACTAAAGCTAAAGAAGAAGCAGAAGCTACAAAAGAAGAATTTGCTAAGTCAGAAGCTATTGAAGGTGACAATAGTAGCCTAAAAGATACTGAAGTGGATGTTAATAAATCAGAAGCTTTAGCTCAATTCATTACAGAAAACTATAAATAATTAAAGGATAAAATAATGGCAACATTAGATACTTACAAGTCTGACGTAGTGCTTGGTAAAGTTCAATCAAGCGATCTTGGTTACGGTGTAGACGAAGTAACAGTTACAATTGAAGCTGGTATGAAAATGGGTGCAGCTCTAGAATCTACTTCTGTAGCTGGTAAATTCACTTGGGTAGTGGCTGGTACTGTAGACGACTGTGATGCAGTTTTAATCGACCCTCAAGCAGAAGGTTATGATGGTGAACTACCTGCTGGTGATTACACTTTAGTGGTTGCTCGTCGCGGTCACACAATTGCAGAAGATAAGTTTGAGCTTAAGAGTGGTACTGCTGCAAATAAACTATCAGCAATCGCAGCTTTTGAGAAAGCAGGTATGAACAAAGTTACTGATAAAGTGCTTGGTTAATAAAAGGATAATAAGAAAATGGCAAACGCACGTAATACAAGTTTTACTCTAGTAGATTATACTGACGAAATTCAATTATTCCCTAAAGTGTGGTCTTTAGTATCAGGTATGAACTTGTTCGATACCCACAATATCACAACTACTGTAGCTCAAATTGAATATGTACAAGAAAAGCTTGCGGACATCCAATCACGTAAGCGTGGCGGTGATCGTAACTTTGTTACTTCAGAAGATGCTCGTACTAAAAACCTTAACACTGCTTTCTTCCCATTAGATCGTAGCATTACAGCAGCAGATATTCAAAACTTCCGTGAATATGGTACGGGTAATACCTCTAAGACAGTAACTTCAGAGGTTGCTCGTGTTATGGCACGTATCCGCAGTTCTCATGCTCTTTTACGTGAAAAAGCAATGGCTTTAGCTATTCAAGGTATTGGTCTTGAAGGTGCTGGTATCGGTCAAAACTACAACTACTACACTGAATTTGGTTTCACTAAAGTAAGTGCTGAAGTAGACTTCACAGCAGCGGCAGTTGACCCAAGTGCTACAGTTGAAAAAGAAGCTCGTAGAGAAATAATCCGTAAAGCGCAAGATCGCACAGACAGTCATGCTTCGTATAATATTATTGCAATGTGTGGTGAAAACTGGTTCTCTGCTTTCATTGCTCACCCAGATATCCAAGAAGCTTATAAGTATTTTGAATCACAACAAGATCCTCTACGTAAGCGTTTAGGTATGGAAAACGAAGGTGACTCTGTTCGTTTATTCAAGCACAAAGGTGTAACTTACAT